TAATAATATTACTTTGACGACTGGAACTTTCGCGACTAATAATTATGGTTTGACAATTTCCGGGATTACAACTTTATCAAATGGAACTTATTCGCCTGGGTCTTCGGCAATAACCGCAAAGGGAAACTGGATTTTCGCGTCGGCGCTTACGATAAGCGCGAATACTTCGACCGTAACTTTTGATACGAATTCAGCGTCTATAACTTGCGGCGGAAAATCTTTTAATAATGTTGTCTTTAACCAATCGACAAAGGTTTGGACGCTTCAAGACGCTTTTATCGCGGGCGGAACGTCAACAATAATCACCGGGACACTTTATTTAAATGGAAACAATTTCACCGCGACCGGTGTTTTTAGTAATAACAGCAGATTAAAACTTATTGGAACCGAAACGGTAATATTTACGGCGGGATTTGATACTGATTCCGGGACAACAGAATTTAACGGTTCTGGTTCATATACTACGCCGACCGGTTTTGGCGGAACATATTTTTCTGTTGAATTTAACGGGTCGGGAACCTGGGACAAAGATACAAGTTCCGATTGTGTTATTCATGGTTCTTTACTTTTAAGCGCGTCGGCAACATTCGACTTAAACGGAAAAAATTTCAACATGGATACTTATGCATTTTCAGGCGGAAACAATTTAGGCACTTTAAGAATGAAGGGAACTGAAACAGTTTTATTTTCAGAATGGAATCAAGGAACCGGAACGGTTGAATTTGACGGGACAACCGCCGGGTCGATTCCTTCGACTTTTTCAGGGGCTTTGTATAAATTAAAATTAAGTGGAATCGGAATTATATCTTGTTCAAGCGCGACAACAATCACGAACGATATAACAATCGCGGTGGGTAGTACGTTGAATCTTGACGGTCGAACGTTTTCGTCTTCAAATACTTTAAGCAATTTGGGAACATTTAGCTTGAACGGTTCCGAATCGGTGACGTTCAATTCATGGGATTCGACACATGGAATAGTAAAATTTATCGGAACGTCTTCTTATACAATACCAACCGGTTTTGGCGGTCTATTTTACCATTTAACTTTCGACGGGGTCGGCGGAATTTGGGCGAAAAATACCGGGACGCATTGCGTCGTAAACGGGAATATGTCAATAGTAAACGGAACATATAATTTAAACGCAAAAAATTTAACAGTAACTGGAACATATTCTTGTATAAATGGCGGAATTTTAAAACTTGTCGGAACTGAAACCGTTTCATTTTCCGCGTTCGATACCGATTCTGGAATGGTCGAAATCACTTCGACGGGTTCGTTTTCAATTCCTTCGGGTTTTGGAACGTCTTTTTATGATATAACATTTTCCGGAGATGGCGCCGCCGTAACTTTACCGGCGACTGGAATATCCGTCGGCAATGTATTAAAAATGTTGACCAATGGCGGAACGTTAAAGTTTTATAAAAATCAAAATTATAATATTAACGGTTGGAACGTTGTCGGAACACCGAACGATATAGTTTTGGAACTTGCAGACGGAACGCCAGGCGTTGACCATACACACTTGAACGTAACCGTTCAAACCGGCGGGAGTTCGGCGAACCTTAATGTTCGGGACTCCGACGCTTCGGGTGGTATTCTTATGATTGCCGGAACTGGAAGTATAAATTCGGGAAATAATACGAATTGGCAATTTCCAACATCCGGTTTTGTCGGAACAACCGAACCGGGTTTTGAATTTGGACTCGAAAACGCTTTACAAAAATAAAAGGGGTGTCAAATGTACGAAGGAAAAAAGAATTCGGACAAATGGTTTCCGGTAATTTTTATTGATTCTACTGATTTCAAAACAAGAAAAACCGGAATCGTTTTCGGTGGAGTTACGGCGAAATATCATGTTGAAGGCGCGACAAGTCAGTCAACATATACCGTTTTAACGGGCGACTGGAAAGAAGCCGGGAACGGCGAATATTGGCTTAATATCGGCGCGTCCGAATTTACAACCGAAGCAAAATACACGGTCACGGTTCAGGCCGCCGCGTCGCTTGACGCTTCTTTCGTTGTCGAAGTTCGGGACAAAACAATCGCGGAATTAATTGACGATGTTGGAACGTTATTGACCAGGATTCCCGGCGCGTTGAATATATCCGGCGGAGTGGTGGACGCTGACGCGGTTAAGATTTCTACAAGCGCGACCGCCGCCGATAATCTTGAACTTATCGGATTGAACGCAAAAGGCGTTGACCATAAAATTTTAATATCAACCGACGACCAGGATTTAAAAACAACACTCCACGTTGATATGAAGGCAATTACTGGAAATTATCCCGCCGCCGTCGCTTTTAAATCGGCTTGCGATAATATAAATAGTGGTAATTTTAAAGTTAATGTCGTAAGAATCTGGAACGATAGCGATACCGATGTTCCGCAAAGATTACGCGATTTTATGACAAATGGAATAGCTTCTTCGGGCGGTTTATTCTCCGACGCAATAAAAGCGCAAATAAACGCCGAAGTTGACGAGGCGCTTAATACGGCGATTCCCGTAACGCCGATAGCCGATTCAATAAATGATATAATTAAAACACTTGACGGAAAATTACCGACTGGCACAATTTCAGATTTTGAAAATTCGACCGACGAAGTTTTGGCAAACGTAAAGAAAATAGAAGATGTTTCATTGTCCGGAAAAGTCGGCGACAATATGAACGTATTTTTCCAGAACGGCGGGGCCGACACGACCAAAATTGTTGATAATATTGGAACAGGAACCGCGTTGACCGCCCAAGAAGTTCGCGACTCAATGAAATTAGCGCCGACCGCCGGGATCCCCGCCGCCGGTTCTATTGATTTGGCTGTTGATGATATTCAAGCGAAGACTGACCAATTGACTTTTACCGGTTCTGCCGTTCAAGCGGACGTTCAAGCCGTTGACGGTTCAACAGCACACGCCGCGACGCTTGACGCATGGGTCGGGGTCGGAATCGGAACCGATAACAAAACAATAATTTCCGAAGATGACCAGGACTTGACCGCGTCGCTTCATGTTGATACACAGGCAATCGCGGGCGTTGAAGCCACAGCGACGAACCTGGGCGCGAATATTACCGCAATTCGGGGCGCGACCGACGCGCTTCATTTCAACGGCGACAACGTCAAGGCCGACATTGAAGAAATAAGTGGGGACGCTACCGCCGCCGTAAATCTTGAAAGCGATTATGACGGAACCGGTTATAATAAAGCAAATTCCGAAATCGGAATTGTTGCGCTTGCCGAAGATATAGGCGAGACTGCACAAGCAAGAGTTCATTTACAGGTATCAAATATTGTAAACGTTGAAGACCTTCCAGAATTATTACAGGGAACGCCGCCGTCGATAGAATCTTTAGGCGCAAGCGTAACACGTTTAAGAATGGCTCTTGTGAATAAAGGTACAGATACAGCGTCTGAAAAATCATTCTACAATGCCGCCGGAACTAAAATCACGAAGAAAGCAATTTCCGACGACGGGACAACTTATGTCGAATCTAAAATGATAAGCGGGGCGTAAAATATGGCAATTGTAACAAAAGAAGACCGCAAGCGTTCAAGGGATTACGGGAAACCCTGGGACACTTTTCCGGTTCCGAAAGACAAAATCGACAGCGTTTCCCGTTCGCATATTTACGGTTCATATATACCAGGCGAAAGCCCAATTCCCGTTTCGCCGTATTATATAAACGACCATGTCGCCCGCGCAATGCTTTTAATGATAGAACAGTTTAAGCCCGCGACAAATTTAAAAAACTTCATTTCTTCATTTATTAAAGAACTGCAAAAATGCGAAGATACAATTCGCGATTTAATGACGCGGCGTTTAATCTCCACGGCCCAGGGCGCCCTACTTGACGAAATCGGTTTAATCGTCGGCGAAGACCGGAACGGGCGAACGGACGAATATTTCAGACTTGCAATTTATGAAAGAATTTTTATTAACGTTTCCAACGGCGAACCGGAAACGATTCTTCGCGCGACAAAGTTTTTAATGGATTCAGACTTCGCGCGATATTTTGAAATTTATCCCGCCGAAATTTTGATTAATATTGCAAGCGGTTTATTAACGCCGGTCGTTTCAATTATTCAAAAACTTGTTCCGGTTTGCGTTTCGGTTTCAATTTCAAATATTTATACAACCGTCCCGTTTTCTTTTTCGGGCGAAGGCGGAATTCCGTTTTCCGAAGGTTTGGGATTTTCCGAATATAATTATCTTGAATCCGGGAACGAAGTCGGCGGGCAATTTAGCGAATTAATAATTTAAAACAAAGGGGCTTTTAAAATGGCAAAACCGACATTATTTCCAGATTGGGCGCTTTCAGACATTATTGACCCGACAAGCGGACAAAACAATGTTGTCGAACCGTCAGCTGGTCAAAAAAATACGGGCTGGACTTTTAAACAGTTTCCACCACGTCAATTTTTTAACTGGCTTTTAAGATTGACAAACGAATGGTTAAAATGGTTCGATGAAAGAATAACATATATTGAACTTGGATTTATTGACCGTTCCGCTGATATTATTGCATACAACGGATGGACATCTCTTACAACTAAAAAGTTTTTTGTTCGGGAAATAAACGACCTTGTTTTTATAAGTTATCATTTCGAAGGGGCTGGCGACCCGCTTAATATTACGGTTATTTATTTACCCGGAACGCTGGAACTTTCGGCAGATTCCGGGGCGGTCTTAACAATGAACTTATCTATAAAGGACGGCGGCGCCGACACCCTGGGCGTTTCGGCTTTGGCCCATGAACTTAACGCGACACGAATTTATTTTTATCCGGACTTAACGACGGGAATAACTATTCCTAATTCAACATGGACGGGTTCGGGTAATAAAAAAGTAAGCGGTTTTTTATGGTTTAAAAAGGAATTATAAAAATGGCAAAACCGACAAAACTTCCAGAATGGGCGTTGACGACAATTATTGACCCGTCAAGTGGTCAAAGCAATATCGTTGAACCGACCGCCACGCGGAAAAAAACCGGTTGGATATTTAAAGAATTTCCGCCAAGGCAGTTTTTCAATTGGCTTTCAAATTTAATTTATAAATGGCTTAAATGGTTCAATGAAGAAATCACAGAAATCGACAGCGAGTTCGACGATTTTAGTACAGAATTAATTATCGGTTTTTCAGTATTTACAACAAAGATTTTAAAATTTAAAGTCTTAACAAGTGACGCCGTTTATATTATTTACGACCTTGAAGGAACAAGCAATCAAACCGACTTATATTTCAATTTGCCGTCTTCGATTCCCTCTCAATATGAATCGGGAAATGTTGTCGCGATTTCCCGAATAACTGATTCAGGCGTCGACGGAATTGGTTATTTAAATCTATCGGCGGGAACGCGACAAGTCAATATTTTCCCTTCGCTGGTCTTCGGGTCTTTGTGGACTGCAAGCGGAACAAAAAAAGTCAAAGGAAATTTTATTTATCGGCGGGGTTAAATAATGACAAAATCGAACTTTGATTTATTGCCGAACTTTAAGCCCGAAGAAATCGAAGCGACCGGGGCAAAAATTGGAGATGTTAAATTTGATACAATTTATAAATTACAATGCGTCCGAACCCAGGCGAAGCGCCGCTTCGTTTTAGAATTAAACGGTTTGACGTCCGGGACTCATAAAAGCGTTCAGCATAAAAAAGGAATGGCGGTCGATTTTGAACTGGATGAAAAAGACGGCCCGGTCGATTTCGCCGCGCATTATGGAATTATTCTTTTGGGCCTTGCGTTCGGATTTTGCCGCGTCGGTCTTTACTGGAACGGAAACCGGTATTCACTTCATTTCGATACCGGCCCGGAGTTCGGCTTTTGGTCGGCGGCCATGGTCGAAAAAATAGTCAACAAGAAAAAAATTCGGGAATGGAAATATTTCCCGCTTTTTGTTGACCCGAAGACGTTGAAAGTATAAATGGGGGGGGGGCAATATGAACAATTTTAAATTATCAAAAAGCATTTGGAAAGCCGGTCGAATTGTAATAATCTCAGCCGCGTCTTTTCTTATCGCTAATATTCAAAACTGGATTCCGCCGGAATATGCGACTCCGTTTATTATTGGCTTTGCCGAACTTGTTCGAAATATCGTCTTTGGGAATCATAACCAAAGCGTTTTCTCTTTAACAAAATAACCGCGACCAGGGAACACCGTCCCGTTTCCCGAAGTCGCGACCCGGCGCCCGCGTTGTAATGACCGGGCGCTTTTTATTTGATTCCACCCGCGCCCGCGCGTCCAGGTGCCCGGAACGCAGGCATAGACAGGGCAAACCATGGGCGCCGCCGCCCAAGGCTTAAACCGCTCCAAATTAAGCCGCTTTTAAACATCCCGCTTTTGGCACGATTCTTGATATAACACTTTGGCATGATATTTGATACGACCGGCCAGAAAAATATTTTATCTTTTCTCTTGCATTTAATGCGTTAATAACGTACTTTATTAATAAATTAATACATTAATAACCAAAAAGGGAGGGGTTGTGAAACAAAAGATAATGTTTTTTTGCCAGACCTGCGAAAAAGCGTTTGAGCTGTTTATCGAAATATCGCAGCGTGGCGATGGCCGCGCAACGTGGACGTGCCCCGTCTGTGGCAAACCTAACGAAATAACGGGGCAGATCGGCTTGCCGTTTAAAGTTTGAGGGCCGTATATAACATATCTACTATAACCGGGCGTCCTTCGGGGCGCCCAAACAAGGGGGCTTTTATGAATTGGGCGAAAGAAGCGGCAAAACGCGCTTCAATTGAAGACAGTATTTTGGATGCACACTTAAAAACGCTTGAAGATGATTTCGAAGATGAAACCAAAAAAGAGGAAAATCAAGATTATGAAAACTAAAAAAACCGCTTCGGTAATTCCGCCGACGCGCGACCGTTTCTTAAAACCGGTTCCGGCGGTCACGTTGCCGGACGAAAAGAAACCTGTTTATTGTCCAATATTAAAAGCGCTTTGTGATTATGATGCTTGCGCCTGGTATTCGTCCAGGGCCGGGCGTTGCGCCGTCTTGTCGATATGCGAAATCATGTTTTCAAAATCTGTAACCGGGGGGCTATAATGAATTTTCCCAAAGCTGACACTGTTGCGGTTTATCGCGTCTTTGAAGTTAAATTTTTAAATGCTTTTGAAGAAAACGCAAAAAGAAAAATTCCCGATATTGAACGGGGACGGGGAATATATTCCTGGCGGGCGGATTTTTGTTTTCAAGAAGATGCGGAACTTTATTTAAAAGCCGTCGCGTTGCATGAACCGAAGACCGTTCACGAACTTTATTATTTGCGCGACGGTAATTTTAACGACGAAGCCGAACGGATTCGCGTTTCGAATATTTGTCCCGATTGTGGAAAAGATACAAAGACGATTTATGATAATATGATCGGGAATGATTTTCTTTGTGAATCTTGCGGGGCAATTTTTGAAGGAACCGACGCACATAAACGCCGGGCGGCGCGTCTTGCTATGGAATTTTATTCCGAAGGGGCGACAAATGGAAAAAATTGAATACCTGGGTGACGGCGTTTATTGTGTCTTTGACGGTTACGGACTGGAACTTCGGGCGAACGACCACGCGAACCCGACCGATAAAATATATCTTGAACCGTCCGTCTTGGATAATTTAATCCGATATTATGCACAATTTAAAAAGGGGGAATAATGGGTTCAGTAAGTGGAGCCACAAACGAAGGAAAAAGTTTTATTGTTTTTAACGACGGGGCGGTTTGTACGGTTTTTAAATCCGAAACCGGAATTCCGGTCGGCGGCGGCCGGCGGGTGACAATGGTCGGGGAAATAAAAAAGCGTCCCAGAAAACCAAAACCGGAACGCTTGAGGATTTATGAACCTGACAGCAAAGAAAAGCAGTAACAATATAACATGAAAACCGCCGCCGGTCAATATTATTTCTTTAAGGCAATTAACAGATTTATTAATATTGCCATTAATAAAGTTATTAATTATTTTACGGTTATGAGTGACAAGGAACGCATGAATGAAATGAAATTGGTTGATGTCGCCGCCTGGCTTTCCGCGACGCAATTGACGACCGACCAGGCGGAGAAACTATCTAAAATTGTAACCATTGCAAAGACCAAAGCCGTTGAACCATTAACAGACGAAAGGGGGTGATAAAATGGCCGAAACTTTCAAAATTTCTCAAATTTATTTGTCCGGCGACGACGCAAAAACCGCCCATGATTTATTTAATAATTACGCGGACGATAAATTCAAGGGCAATAAAACCAAAGCGTTCAAGGCGCTTGTCCTGGATAATTTAAAACCAAAAGGGGTGAACCGTGACAGTAAAAAGTAATATAATGACCGGGCCGCCATTGCCGCCCGAAGTTAAAAAAACCGCCGCTAATGTTCCCGCCGCAATCGAACCCGATTTCAAAGCCCGAAAATCCGACGTCGTCGAAATATTGGAAACGCAATTAATCGAAATGCAAGCGAAGCAAGTCAAGGCGCTTAACATGAATTACTTGCTTGATAAATTATATGATACACTTCAAGAAACGACCGACAAAGATGCGCTCTATTTCGTCCGCCTGGGCGTCGAAGATATGCGTTCACTTTTAAAAAAGATGTTGGACGCTTTCGACGCGAAAATGGTCGAAATAATGAAGGGCGAAAAGATTCACGAATTCGAAGCCGGCCCGGAAGGGCGCCGCGCCGTCATTTATTATGGCAAGGAAAAAGACGAAACGTTGACTGATGATGGACTTCGGACTTTGCGCGATATGCTTAAAAGTGCCGAACCCGATGTTCAATTGGCTTTATTGGCTTTACCGACGTCCGCGTCCGCCTGGAAACTTGCCAGGGTCAAAGAAATTGCGGACACGAAGGGACTTGAACGCGACGAAATGATTCGGACGGAATACAAAGACAAAGTCGCGGTTCAATACGTTCCGAAATATATTCTTGAAAAAGCGGGGCAATAATGGAAAATCAAAAAAACCTGATTCCGAACCCGCCGCCGGTCGATTCCGACCCGGCGAAACTTTACGCGGAACGTCCGCCGGATTTGCCGCAAACACACGCGGAATTTTACAAGGGCGCCGCGCTTTTGGAAATCAGCCAAAAGGAACGCGACACTTTAAACGTGCCGGTCAATAATCAAGAAGTCGAAATCCGTCCGGACGGTCTTTTATATTTGCCGCAAGTTTTCGTCCGGGAAAAGTTGAACGCCGCCTTCGGCCCTGGTCAATGGGCATTGATTCAAAACGGAATTACAATCGTCGGGAATACGCTTTGCTTTGACGGGTCTTTAGTCATTCGCGGAAAGTTCGTCTCCCGCGCAATGGGCGAAGCCGATTATATACGGTCAAACAAAAATATGTCCTGGGCTACCGTTTACGAATCGGCTAAATCAGACGCAATCGCCCGCGCTTGTAAAGATTTAGGCGTTGCTAAGGAACTATGGCAACCGCAATTTTGCAGAAAGTGGGAAAAAGAATATTCGGTCAAGGTTTATCGAACCAAAAAGGGCGAATATGCTTTCCGCCGGAAAGACGTTTCGCCGTTTTATGATGAACAAGGAACGCCCGCCGGGACCACGAACCAGGCCGCCCAGGGAACGACCGCCGCGCCCGCCGGGCAAACACCCGACCAGGGACGCCCGCCGTTGCGTAAATGTCCCGCTTGCGGGTCGGACGCAATAATCGCGTCGAAGCCGGAATATGGCGGGGGGTTTGTTTGTTACAAACGAAAGGGCGGATGCGGAAAAGTTTTTGAAGACGCCGCGTTGACAATTCCCAGGGAACCGAAGCCGCCGAACGGGAACGGGAACGGAAAGAAGCCGACCGGGACGCCCGGCGGAACTGATTCGCCGCCGCCGCCGTCCGACGACCAGGCGCCGCCCGAAACGGAACACCCGGACGTAATTAAACACGGCCCGCCGCCTTCGGGGGCGGCCCAGGCATTGAACGCTGTACAGGAACCGGACAAAACGCCGCCGTATAATGCCGCGCCGATTTCCGAAGCGGCGACCAGGAAACGGACGTCGGACATTGCAGACATTCGCGGTCTTTACGAAAAAAGCAAGGGCGCGTTGTTTGTCCGGGCCGCCGGAAAAGCAATTTTTTATTGCGTAAATGTTTTTATAAAACAAAACGTCGCGTCCTGGGTTCCGTTGAAAAATACCGATATTTCCGTCGTCCTGGAACATTTCAAGAACGCGCCGGAACTGGAACGAACGCTTTCGGCATATATAGACAAATTTGAATCTAACAAGGGGGTTTAGTTGGAAAAAATACTTTGGCTTGATTCTGAAACGACCGGCATTGACCCGGTTCAAAACGATATAATTCAGATAGCGGGAATTATCGAAATTGACGGAGAAATCAAAGACGAATTCGAATTTAAATGTCGGCCCTGGAACCCGGCGAATATAAATCCGTCCGCGCTTGAAATGAATAAATTTTCCAAAGACGAAATATTGACCTGGGCGCCGCCGTCCGAAGTTAAGAAAAAACTTTTTGATATTTTCGGAAAATATATCGACAAATTTAACCGCGAAGATAAATTTCTGGTCGGCGGACATTGCGTTTCGTTCGACATACAATTCCTTGACCAATTTATTAAGAAGTCAGGCGACCGATACGGCGCCGGTTCATGGCTTTCATGGCAACCGTTTGACACAATATTTATCGCGGTATTGCTTAAACGCCTGGGAATAATTTCGCCGGTTAATTTTAAACTTGAAACGCTTTGTCAGGTCTTCGGTGTTCCGCCTGGCGGACACGATGCGCTTAAAGATATACGCGTGACACAATTGGTCGGCTTAAAAATGTTTAATCTTTTTAAAAATATCCGACAACCGCTCATTGAAATATCAAAATCGTTTCAAAAAGAATTGTCGGAAATTTTAAAAGATAATTATTTCGAAACTTGACGCGGTAAGTTCAAAATATTATACTTGTAAAAAATCGCGCCGGTTACGCGATACTGCAAGACAAGGGGTTCAATTGATATTCACTTCAAAAAATAAAAGCCGTTCGTCGAATCTAATTCGGGGCGTTCCTTTGTCCGCCCTGGGTTTAACCGGTTTGGCGGACGGCCCTTTTTATTTAAAAAATAATTGCCCGGCGCCTGGTCACGGTTCACAGAAAACGAAGGGACGGAACCGGCGACCCGCGTCCAGGGCAACCAGTCGGCGAACCGCGTCCGGGTTTATCGGCCCGAACGCCTTCGCTGGTCGGTCTTTTCCTGTTGTTTATGAACCATTGAAAACTATGTTGATAAGTTGTTTTCGAACCATTGAAATAAAAGTTTTCAATGTGTTATCAACACTATGTGGAAAACTTTTCAATGTTCTATCAACACAAAAACAACTTAAAATGCCTTTAAAATCGACCATTTTGAAAATTGTCAACGTTATCAACATCTCTATTACTACAACTAATTATATAATTCGTTGGAATAATAGATTTGACCTATTGATAATTTGCCAAAGGGGGGCCGGAATGAAATAAAAAAACCGCTTCAAGTAATAAATATAAAAACAGTCTTTTAATAATAGGGGGTTTTGTGAATCAAAAGCAAAAAGAAAAAGCGACGGACAAAGCCGGGACGGAACTATTAAAGAAAAAAGGAAACCGCGAAACAACCGTTCACCTACCATTGCCGGTAAAATATACGACACTGGAAATTGCAGACATGGCGCTTGCATACGGAAAACTAAAACGCGAATTTAATCTTTCCGAAGTTAAGTTCGACTCTGTAAAAGAACAATACAAGGGTGAAAAGGCAAAGACGGAACTGGCAATGGATAAAATAATGAACGAAATTATGAACGGTTCCAGGAACGAAACGATTAAATGTTTCGCATATCATAGCGACAAGGGCGTTCTATTAAAAATCGTTCGTTCCGATACCGGCGAAGAAGTCAAGGGTCAAGCGCAATTTACCTTGCCGCTTAACACGCCGAAGATGGACGCCGCCGCGAAAAAGGGCGCCCATGAAGCCACCGGGGCCGCCCAGGGCGCCGGAATATCCGGGCCGACGCAACCGGTCAAGACTGCCGCGACGCAGATTTTAAACGACCGTCCCGGTCTTAAATACAAGAAATTTTTGAAAGACGACGCCCAGGGCGTCCCGGTTTGGGAATCGGTCGAAATTAAAAACATTGACCGGGGTGACGGGTTCCGCGTTGTAAATATTGACGGTACGGAATTTAAAGACGCCGTCGGAAACAATTTTTTCCGCGCCCGCGACCGCGCGAAGAAAGTAGATAAATTTTGGGGCGTTGATGTTACCGCGCTTAAAATCGTTTTGACCGGCGACGCGAAACAGTCACCGGCCAAAGCCGAAGCCGCCCAGGACAAGGAACCAGGCAAAGCCGAACCAAAGACCGAACCGACGAAGCCCGCCGCGCCTGGGGCTTAACATGAACGCCGTTGACGATAAAATTCTGGACATAATAATTCAGGCGGCCAAAATAAAAAAATGGCAATTACCGGAATTTATTGAAATGATTTCTTTAAAGTGGAACGGGGAAAAAATTGAAAGCCCAAACAGTAAAAATAATTCCCTTTGAAATTAAATCCGGGAATCAAGTCATTTCCTGGGGTTCGCGGGGCCGATTTAATTATCGTAACTACCGAAACAAATGGTATAAGTTATTGAGTTATTATTTCGGCCCTTGCGACTACCCGGCGACCGTCAAAGTCCGGGTCGATTGCGTCCGGGTTTATGGCAAGGGGAAACCGAATTCGACGAAGATAATTTGCGTCTTGGATTTAAACCGATGTTTGACCATTTAAAATATCAAGGTTGGATTAAAGACGATTCGCCGAAGTGGGTCGAAAGACATTATTTTCAAATAAGACAGGACGCCGCCGTCTTGGAATTCCCAGACATTGAACCGGGAATAATTATAAAAGTTTACCATGAAACCGTTTAAAAGAAAAGAGCAAAAACTAAACTGGATTTTGATAATGAACGAACGGCAAATTTGGGAAATTGAGCGTTGGATTCGCGGGGCGAAACTAACAGCCGCCCAGGTCGAACGGTTACGAAAAGCATTTAAGGGGGTTTTGTGAATGAAAAAAAAGAAGTCGAAGTATTGGATTTGTTCGGATATTCTCCAAAAGAAAAAGAACGGTTCGGTTTGATAAACGACTGGTTAGTCGAAAAGATGCAAGGGCCGGGCGGGACGTTTTGTCCGCTTTGCAAACAGCGCGTCAAGTTGTATTTGCGGACTATTAATAAAAGCATGGTCAAGGGTCTTGTTTTGATTTATAAATATTACTTGACCCATAATAAGAACGTCCCGCTTCATATCGAAGGCTATCTAAAACGCTGTCGCGTTTCGTCCGCCGTCCGGGGCGACATAACAAAACTATGTTATTGGGGTTTACTTAAACGGTACGAAAAAATCAAACAAGACGTTTCGGAACGTCGCGGAAAATATTGGATTACGGCGGACGGCGAAGCGTTCGTTCGCGGAAATTTAAAAGTTCCCAGGTATGCGAAAATTTTTAATAAAAAATTTTACGGTTTCGAAGGGGACAAAATCGGAATCGGCGATGCAATGAAAACCGTATTTAATTATGATGAAGAAATGAAACGGTCAATAGAATATTTGGAAGATTAAAAATAAATTGTTATACGCTTAATTGCGTATAATAACGAGTTGTACTAAATAATGGCCGTAGGAATGTCGCGCTAAAACAAAGAAAGGAGATGACATGCTTGCAGAGTACAAAGCAGAAAACAGAAAAGACGAAAACGGAAACCCAACCGGAGGAAGTGTCAGGGGTACGGGAATGTCGATTGATTGGCAGGATGGGCCGTTGGGTAGAGGTGCGGAAAGAAAAGAGCCAAACGGTGCTTTCGTTGAAACTGTAATTGACGCGGCACGGCAGCGCATACAGTTTTATCAGGACTCAAAATTTAATTGCAGAGAGAACGCTATTGCAATTACTAAGCTGGAAGAGGCTTTGCTGTGGCTTAATAAGCGCACAGCAGACAGAGAAAAAAGACAGGTCGAAGGAACGCATACAAATTAATAAAGAGCGCGACTTTATATGATTTTTGCGGCCATTACTCAGTACAACTCCCGCATGGTGAAAATTGCTAATGCAACTTCACCATGCTATAACGTTGGACGAAATTAGACCGCTCTGAAAATATTAGGGCACGCTGAAAACCAAAACAAAAGAAGGAGAAGGTATGCATTACAGGAATGGTCGGGAAGCTCGAAATGGTGACGTTGTTGTTTCTATCCCTAAGAATGGAGTTCCGGCAGTCGGGATTCTGTATGGTGCGACGGCAGGGAATGATTACTGCAATGGTAGGCTGGCTCAAATGTCGAGCGCTGACCCTTACTCGAATTTGAAGGACTGCCTTCATATTGAAGATGCGAAAATACCCGGATGGGAAGAAAAGCCAAGCGCGCCGGACACTAAGGAAGCGGTCTAACATCGTCCAACAAATGCATGGCGGGGAGTACCCCCAAATTTGGAGTACCAAACTTCGCCATGCATCGGACGTTGGTGTAAATGGCCTTTATTAAAGGAGTTCGCGCAATGAAAAAGAAAAAAGAAGTTACCCCGATGTGGACAACCGTGGTTGATCCAGGCGAATATGATTACGTTGGAGATTTTGAATCTATGGTAAATATTTCAAATAAAAAAGAACAATGCTATTGCGATATGGATGTGGGTAAAGTTTGGGGCCTTGTTTTAGCTTACAAAAAACTGCGCTCACAAATTAAGGAACAGGACGCATTCACCAACAAACAAAGTACGCCATTACCTTTCGATGGTGTTAGTGATAATCATTGTCCGAGGTGTGGATATTATTTGAAGGCTGGAAGAGAATAACGGCGTACATTTGTCGCTTGATATTTGGGAACATAGTCATTCCCGCAAGTATGGCCGGGACACTAAAAAATATAATTACGATTTATTTAAAAAGGGGGTTTAATGGAAAAACTGTTCGCGCCCGCGCGTTACTGGACGTTGACGCCCGAAGAAAAAAGATTTCTTTGTAATGGTTGTGGCCCGAAGTTTCACGGAATCGGCGATTATCTGGTTCCCGATAATATCCTGGGTGTTAATATTACCGCGTCTTGCGACATACACGACTTTATGTATTCCGAAGAAACGCCGTTCGGGAACGATACGAAAGACAAAGCCGACCGGTCATTTCGGATAAATATGATTCGGCAAATTGATAACACAATGGGCGACCCGCCGCCGCTTAAAAGACACCGGTTCGCCTTGGTTCAATGGTTTATAAACGCCGATCGCCGCGCTTGGTTCACGTTAAAAGCCAAACGATATAAAATCACGGAAATTTATTTCGAAGCCGTTTCGCATTTCGGCGGGGCCGCTTATTGGAAGGGCAAAAATAAAGTTTGCGAACTTGGAACGTCGGAGTCTTGCAATGGGTAAAAAAGAAAAGAGAACAGTTTGTAATTTGCTTAACGAAGTTATTGAAATTATATCAGCGGAAACATTATCTAAGCCTAAAACCGAACGCGAATTAATGAAATTATTAGAAAAAATTCGCAATGGAACAACCGCAATGGAAAACCGCCTTTTTAAATATCGTTATGCAATCGCGGGTCTTGGATTCAGGAGGGTCGAAAAATGAATATTCTTTTTTGTCCGAACTGTCATAAAATAATTGAACCGCCCGCGTTTTTAAAAAGCGATAAAGTCAACATTCTTGGAACTATTATTTTAAAATGCGGAAATTGTAAAACTGGTCAAGTAAAAATCAAACTTAATAAACCCGAACAAAAGGGGGGCGCGGAAAGCCAAAGCGTTGATAAAAATATACCAGGAACGCCGCCGGAAATCGAACCGGCGGCAGTTCCGAAATGTATTTTATGCGGAGGAAAAGGTAAAGACCCGATGATTATAGAAGGTATTGAACAACGAACTTGTTCTTTATGTAAAGGAACTGGAAAAAATATAGTGGTCGAAAAATGAAAATTGAAATTAATCCCGAAACAAAATTCTTTATACTTACCACGTTAATGTCGATTGCGGCGGCTTGTATTTATATTTTTTTGTATTCAAATTTTATACATGGTCTTTTTTAACCTGGGGGGGTTATGAAAACTAAAAACAGTAAAGAGCATTTATGCTATTCTTGTTCGCGCGATTTTATAGAATGTATCAATGAAGCAAAAGCTGAAGATATTGAAATGGACATTCACTTCGGAAACGGGGTCGGGAATGATAATATTATCGAATGTAATTTTTGGGAACGTAAAAATAAACAGGGGGGGCGAAACAATGAAGAATTATCAGTCGGAAAAGTTATCAGTCTTTTAAGGCAATGGCGCCGCCGGTCGGCGACCTGGGAACGGAAAGCCCAGGCGACCGCGTCCGCCCGGTTCCGGAAAGACGCCCGGACGCTTGCTGGGAATTTACGTTCTTGCGCGTTGGAAGTTGAAAAAGTTATCATTTCGGAAATACTGGACGGAATCAAAAACCATTTACCAAGGCGGAATAATGAACTTACTTAATACGCTTTCTACAATGGGACTATTTGGAGAATTAACAAAAGTGCTTTCGAAAGACGATTATTCCGGGTCACGAAGTAAAAAACCGCCCTGCAGGATAAATGCGTCCGGTTCAAAAATGGCGCGTTGGATTCGCCGACGGAACGCCCATTCTTTCGCAGAAAGGTCTTTAAAATGGTTTGCCGCGTCCGGGTCAATTGGCCCCAATACCGTCAATATTTATCAAGATCGTAGAATCGAGCGCCATTTAAGGAAAAAGGATAAATAATTCATGGCCCATAATTGCCCGGTTTGCGGCGATGTCTGTTTTTGCAATGGCGACGTTTCCGACCTTGTTGAAGATTCAAAGACCGCCCGCGATAATTGCGAACATTATCGTTTATGCGAAACGGAACCCGCCGACATATTTCAGGACGAAGACGACGGGCTTCAATAATGGCGGACGGCCCGGAAATCGTTGTCGCGAAAGTTAATATTCCGAAATGCTTATCTTGCGGGGCGGACGTTCGAACCGTCCCACGATTTTATATTATTGATAATACCGATTACATTTGTTCAAACTGTCTTCACAAACCGGAAATAATATTTCTTTATACCCGCCTTTTGTCCGCCGGTCAACTTATCCCGGACGATGTAAAACGATAATATTGTTTAACAATTTGTTTTGTTTAACATTATTATTTATATTACTTGCATGAAATCAAAAATCCGCCCAGGGCGTCCGCGCCTGGTTCAAAACTTCCAAAGCAAATTTATTGCGTTTCGAATTCCCGCGCCGTATTTAAAAGACTTCGACAAAAAAGCAAAACGAAACAAACAAACCCGTTCGGCCCGTCTTCAATACCTGGTCGAACAAGATATAATCGCAAAATATTAAAAAGGGGGTCGATTATGCCGCTTGACAGGATCCAAATACTTTTGAATGAAAGCCCGGAACTTCGGAAAATCTTTAATTCTTATAACGCCTTGCCGGTCTTGCTTTCATACGTCAAGACACGGGCCGCCGAAGGCGACGAAGTCGCGGTCGAAACCTTGCGTCAATTCGAAGCGTCCAAGGCGAAAGAATGAAGCCGAAGGAATTGAACTTTAAGCCTAATGCTTGCAAGTTTCGGGAATACTGTCTTTCGACTTGTAAAGCATACCCGAACGGACACCCGGAAAAGAACAAAATCAAAGATTATTTAATGACTTGCAAACCGGCGTTTTGTAAGACGATAGTAAAAACCAAAGCAAAGGAAAAAACGAAATGAAAATTAAAGATTTAAAATTCGACAAACGCAACGCGAATCGGGGAACGGAACGGGGCCGGGCGTTACTGGAAAAGAGCTTGCAATCTTACGGGGCCGGGCGTTCAATTCTTATTGATAAGAACAATAATATCATTGCAGGAAACAAAACGGTCGAAGTCGCGGGCGAAGCAGGTTTTAAAACCGTTCGTATTATTGAAACCGACGGCAAGGAAATTATCGCAGTCAAACGAAACGACCTGGACTTAGAAAAAGACACGGCGGCGAAAGAACTTGCAATCGCGGATAATAGAACGTCCGAACTTGACCTTGAATGGAATTCCGAAGAACTGGAACGACTTAAAAACGAAGGCGTTGACCTGGGCGCGTTCTTTTCGGAAAAAGAGTTCGCGGAAATATCGGCGGATATGGAAACCGAAAACACGCAAGACGCGGACGCGCAAATTGACCAGGCGGCGGAAATCAATAAAAAATGGAAAGTTAAGCCGGGCGACTTATGGCTTATCGGAAAGCATAGATTGTTATGTGGAGATTCTACGAACGAAAAAGATTTAATAAAATTAATGAATTCAGAAAAAGGAAACTGTATTTTTACCGACCCGCCCTATGGCGTTGCGTATATAGGAGGCATGAAGAAACGAAAAGCATTATTAAACGACCATTTAAAAACGAATATTTATGAAAAAGCGTTGCCATTATTAAGCAGATACGTTGATGAAAAGGCGGCGCTTTATTTATGGTATGCCGATGCGCACGCCGCCGCCGCCGCCGCCGCCGCCGCCGCCGCCGGGTATATTATAACGGCTCAAATTATATGGGCCAAAAATCACGCTCAATTTTTAACGTCCGCCCATTACAAAGGTAAACACGAACCTTGTTATTATGCTCACAAAAAAGGAAAGTCCGCCCGTTGGTATGGCCCAAATAATGAAGTTACTCTTTGGGAATATGACAGGTCGTCTTCGAACGATTTTCACCCGACACAAAAACCCGTCGCGCTTGCAATAAGAGCTATAAATAATAGCACAAAACAAAAAGATATTGTTCTTGACGGATTTCTTGGGGGCGGGACGACAATGGTCGCTTGCGATAATCTTAAACGACAATGCAGGGGGCTTGAAATTTCACCCGATTATTGTGCAGTCATTCTTGATAGAATGAAAAACGCTTTCCCGGATATTGAAATTAAGAAAGTTTAACGGTCGAACCGTCTTCGTTTTAAACGTCAAGGCGGTTCCCAGGACATTATACTTTGTTAGAAAAAAAGAAAGTCGGTATAATAAAAGAAGAAACGCGCCGGGGGCGACGTTACCGGCGGATTTCTTTGGAATCCTGGGACGAAATTAAAAATCTTTGGGCGACCGACCCGAAATATACATTCAATAAGCTATCTACCGAATACGATATTCCAGTCGCGACGATTAAACTTAAATCAATGAAGGAAGACTGGTCGGAATACCGGCGTCAAGTCCGCCTTGAAGCGGCGGCCCGGACGCAAGAAAAAACCGTCAAAATGCTTGTCGATTTGGGTATGCCGAAACATAAATTTATTCAAATGGTTGTCGAACGCGCCTTGGGCGTTAAATGTCACCGAAATATTAAAGAGCGTTTCGAAACAAAAAAAGACGGTAAAGCAGGAACGCCCGTCGCCGTTGAAAAAACAATAATAGCAATTGATAATGCGGTCACGTACAAATATACGGATTTAATCGCGCAACTTGCCGGATGGAAAGCGCCGCCGAAGACGCCTATAAAAGAAACGTCGCCGACGCCGGAACTTGACCGCGTCCAGGGGGCGGAGTTCGAAGCCGCCGAAATGACCGACGACCAGGCGGAACAAGTTTATCTTGAACGATTAAAAGCGGGGAAAAATTGACACCGCAAAAAAAATATAAATTAAAAATGCTTACTTTGGGTCTTTGTCAAGATTGCGGGGAAAAAGCGGTCAAAAAAAGATACTGTTTAAAACATTATAAATTACAAAATAGTTATATAGCAAAATGGAAGCGAAAAAAACGAATTCAAATTAAAGCTAAAAAATATTTAAGGGATAAAAATATAAGATGAACCCGAACGCCGTCGCCGCCGGGCGAATATTCCGCGAACGCCTTGACCGCCTTGTCATTATACAACAAGACGACGAAGCGCTTGCGGCGTCTTTCCGAAAGTACAAGAACGACCCGGTTCAATATATTAATGACTGGTTTGTCACCTACGACCCGCGCGAAAAGCCCGCTTTAATGCCGTTCATTCTTTGGCCGAAGCAAGTTGAATATTTGCTTTGGTTACGGGAACGGTACGAAAAGAAAGAAGATTTTCTTGTTGAAAAGTCCAGGGACGCGGGCGCGACTTATTTAAACATGGCGTTCAGTCTTTGGCTTTGGCGGTTTTATCCTGGTTCGAAAATCGGTTTCGGTTCCCGAAAAGAAATGTTAGTTGACCGCCTGGGCGACCCGGATTCGATATTCGAAAAAGGGCGAATAATGCTTCGGTATTTACCAAACGAATATTTACCGAACGGTTTCGACCCGGACACACACACGCCATTTTTAAAAATCATTAATCCGTCAAATGGAAATACAATCACCGGCGAAGCGGGCGACAATATCGGACGCGGCGGTCGAAATTCTCTTTATTTTAAGGACGAATCGGGGCATTATGAACACGCGGAAAAAATCGACGCCGCGCTTTCAATGAATTCCGACGTCAAGGGCGACATTTCAACGCCGAACGGAACCGGGAACCCGTTTTATAAAAAGCGCGTCGGCGGGTTTTTCAAAGTATTCTTTTTTGACTGGCGGGACGACCCGAGAAAAGATGACGCCTGGTATAAGCGCGAACTTGACAAGAACGGCCCGGTCATTATGGCCCGCGAAGTTGACCGGTCTTATACTGAAAGCGTTGAACGAATTTGTATTCCGGCGAACTATGTTCAAGCGGCGGTTAATTACCCGATTGCGGCCCAGGGCCAAAAAGTCGCGGGCCTGGACGTTGCAGACGAAGGCGACGACTTGAACGCTTTAACCTTGCGTCAAGGCGTCGTTTTAAATACCGTTGAATCCTGGAAGGAAGGGAACACCGGCGAAACGACCCGGCGGGCCGCCTGGACGTTGCAAAAGAACGACATAAACATTTTAAAATATGACTCAATAGGCGTCGGGGCCGGAGTTAAAAGCGAGATAATGAACTGGAACGCCCGCGAAAAATTCAAGATACGCGGGCAGGGCGTCAACTTTGGGGCGGCGGTCACAGACAAAGACGTTATTCAAGGCAAGAAAAATAAAGATATGTTTTTAAATTTGAAAGCCCAATTGTGGTGGGCGCTTCGACTTCGATTCGAAAAAACCTGGGAAACAAAAACCGGAAAACGAAAACACCCGCCCGAAGAAATGATTTCGATTATTAATCACCCGCAATTGATTCTTGAATTAAGTCAACAGCGTTATGAGTTCGACGAAGGTTCCGGACGCCTTCGCATGGAATCAAAAAAGAAAATGAAAGCGAGAGGAATCGCGTCGCCGAACCTTGCCGATTCTCTTGTTATTTGCTTTTCGCCGGTTATTGGATTAGATTTAATAATGTTGACCCAGGACTAAAACTTTAAAAAGGGGCTTTTTTGTGAAACGTAAATCCGGACAAGTCAAAGCGATTCGGAACGACCAGGCCGCGCCGCAAGCGTCCAGGGCCGACGGTTGGTTAAATCTTTTCACGGGACTTGGAATTCAAAACCGCGACAAAACACTTTCGACAACGGTTTCCCGCGATAACAACTTGCACGAAACGGACTTGACTTTATTGTTCCGGTTCAACGGTCTTGCGAAACGAATTGTCGAATTGCCAGTCGGCGAAATGACCCGGAAAGGTTTCACAATAAAGAACGATACCGACGGCGTTTTATTAAAAGCGTTTAACGATATGAACGTCGCGAAGGAATTCAGGAATTTAATTCGTTGGTCGAAAGTTTACGGCGGCGCGATTATGGTTCTTTGGATAGATGACGGTTCCGCCGATATGACCGTCCCGCTTAACGAAAAAGATATTCGTTCAATTTCAATGGTTCGCGTTTATCAGCGTTGGAGAATTGACGCGACGACCGACATTGAAACCGATTATAAATCTATAAATTTTAACAAGCCGCGAACTTATGGCGTCTTTCCGGTTCGCGGTTCGCCGTTCCGGGTTCATTATTCCCGCGTTATTGCTATGGACGGTCTTGAACTTGCCGAAACCGAACGGCTTCAAAATAACGGGTGGGGCGATTCTGTTTACCAGGCAATGTTTGACCGCCTTCGCGCCCTGGGCGCTATTTACGGCGCGACTGATAACATAATGGAAGACTTTGTTCAAGGCGCTTTGACAATGAAAAATCTTCAAGAAATGATTGCAGGCGGACAAGAAGACGTAATTAAAAAACGCCTTGATTTAATTGATATGTCCCGCCACGTTATTAATACTATGTTGCTTGACGAAAACGAAACGTATGAGAAAAAGACGACAAGTATTTCAGGCCTTGCCGACGTCCTGGACAAATACAGTCAGTCACTAAGCGCCGTGACAGGAATTCCGGTCACGTTATTAATGGGCCAAAGCCCGGCGGGACTTTCCGCGACCGGCGCGTCGGATATTCGCTTTTGGTATGACAAAGTAAAAAGCGAACAAGACGAAAGTTATAAGCCCGCGTTATATCGGTTTTTCTATTTACTGCAACTTGCAAAGCAGGGGCCGACCGGCGGGCAAGAAATAAAAAACTGGGAAATCGTTTTCGCGCCGCTTATGGAAATGACCGAAACGGAAATCGTAACAAATAGAAAAACGCAAGCAGATACGGACGCCGTATATATTACCAATGGCGTTTTGACTCCGGACGAAGTCGCGATTTCACGTTTTGGCGGCGACAATTATTCGCTTGATACGAAGTTATTTTCCGAAGACCGACAGGCCGCAAGCGACGGAGTAAAAGAACCCGCGTCCGATAAAGACGACGACGAACCGGACGGCCACGAAACAGAAGGGGCTTAAATGCCGCTTAAAAAATCGGCGTTCCAGGAACTTGTTTTAAAACGTCGCGCCCTAGGTATTCAAAAAAAGAAATTGGGACGCTTGCCGAAAATACTTCACCCGACGCCTATTGAAAGACAATATTCGCGGGCGCTTGTTGCGATTGCAAAAAACATTCAAACCCAAACCGAAAAAGTTTTATTATCCGGTCTTGAAGATGTTATCGCGGAACGCGACCGGGCCGTCAACAAGACCGACGGCGTCCGCCTGGACGGATGGGCCGACGACGCCGACCGTTTAATCAATTCCCTAAAAATGACTTTGGAAAATACGGTCTTATATCGACCGTCCCGCCTTGCCGCCGATATAGGACAAAAGACAAGCGCCTGGAACGACGTTCAATGGCGAAAGACAATGAAAGCGGTTATGGGCGTAGATTTCTTTCAGCGCGAACCCTGGCTTTCCGATATAATGAAATCGTTTGAAAAAGAAAACGTCGGTCTTATTAAATCAATAACCGACCAGGCAGTCACGAACATAGAAGGTATGGTTCACCGGGGCGTTTCAAACGGCGACCGGTTTACGAAGATTCAAAGTCAAATACAAAAGCAATTCGACGTAACAAAGAACCGCGCCCGTCTTATTGCCCGCGACCAGGTTTCGAAACTTAACGGTCAAATAACAATGACCCGACAAACCGCGTTAGGAATCGAAAAATATATTTGGAGTACCTCTCTTGACGAACGGGTTCGCGGAAACCCGGCGGGCAAATACCCGAACGCTCAATATGATCATTGGGAACGCGAAGGAAAAGAATTTTTTTGGAACGACCCGCCCGAAGACGGACACCCAGGACAACCGATAAATTGCAGATGTGTAGCTTTGCCCGTTCTTTCCGAACTGGAAGATTTGTTTCAGACAGAAAAAGGGGAATAAATGTCCGAACCAATAAAAGAGTTTTCCGAACGGGTCGGTCAATACGTTGCGAAGCATAGCGCCGAACGGTGGACGGGTCAAATTCAATTAACGGTAAATATGAGGGACGGCGGAATCGCAAATACAGAAGTTTTTATCAAGACGCGATTACCGGAATTGCGCGTCGATTCAAAAAAAGTTGACAATTCTTGAAATTGAATGTAGTTTATTAATCAAGGAAGCAATCGAACCGCCGCGTTATGGTTCCACGTGAAACGAAAAACGTTTCACATGAAACCATAAAAAAAGAGAAAAAGTGGCGCCGTACGAACGCCCGACATCTTACAAGATGCCGGGCGTTTTTTATTTAAAGGGGGTTTTTTTGCCATACCCACATGAACATTCGGCCCGTCTTCTTTCACCCGACCACGCGCATATCGGGGCGGCCCGAACAAGCGGTTCCGGAAATGGCAAAGTTCAAGGCGTTTCGATTCCCGCGTCGATAGATATTATATGGTACATTGTAAAAAGCGGCGACAAAGAAGCGCCCGTCGCCCAGGCGTTAAGATTCCCGAAAGATAAATTCACCGAAGCCGAAGCCCGCGCCTGGCTTTCCAAAAATGAAATTAAACCGATTTCTTTTGAACCCGCCGCCGAAAATAAAGATTCCGCCGAAAATATTCCTTCAATAAATATCGACGAAATGTTTCCGATAATTTTAGCGGTCTTTCGTTTCGACGTCGGTTCAATGCCGGACGCGAAAGTCACGCCCGAAGGTTATATTCGCGGAAATCCAAAAGTAACACGAACCGGAATTTTTCTTTATAAGAACGAAGACGGAACGACCCGGCGCGAACTTCGGACACCCGAAGAAGTTTTCAAAAAAGATTCTCTTGAATCAATGAAATTAATTCCGATAACGAACGGACACCCGGCGGAACGGAAAGTCGATTGTGAAACGGCCCGACGAAACATGGTCGGCGCGACCGGCGAAAACATAAACCAGGACGGCGACTTCGTTCGATGTCCGGTTTTAATTACCCACAAAGACGGAGTCGACGCGGTCAAGGGCGGCCGAACAGGTTTTTCCCTGGGTTATAATTGTGACTTGATTCCGGAAAAAGGAAAATTCAATGGCGAAGATTACGACTTTCGGCAATCGAATATAAAATACAATCACCTTGCACTTGTTGACGTTCCCAGGGCCGGAGAGGGCGCCCGTCTTCGCCTGGACGAAGCCGACGTCGAAATACCGGCCACGAAAACAGATTCCAAAAACGAAACCGCGTTCGTAATAAATACTAACCAGATTCAAGACATATCATTTAACTTTAACCCAAAAAAAGGGGGCAAAATGCCACAAGTAATACTTGACGGGATTTCCTACGAAGCGGGCGCCGAAATCGCGAACGCTTTGAAAAAGACAACCGAAGAAAATTTGAATCTTCGGGAAAAACTGGATGGGGCCACAAAAGACAACCAGAAATTGACCGGCGAACGGGACGCCCATAAAGCGACCGCCGACCAGCTGAAAGCTCGTCTTGATTCCGGCGAAGACCTTCGCAAAGCCGTTGCCGCCAGAATAGAACTTGAACAAACCGCCGCGAAAGTATTTAACGCCGATGAAATGAAAGACATTTCTAAAAAGTCGGACAAAGAAATTCGCGTCGCGGTTATCGCAAAAGAAAACAAAGCGTTGAATCTGGACGGAAAAAGCGACGAATATGTTTCCGCTTGCTTTGATACAATCGTTGCGAACCTTGCGAACCGGAACGATACCGGAATCGACGAACAGAAAAAGAAACTTAACAACGACGGCAAGAACCAGGGAACCGGCGACGAAGTAAAAGACGCCCGCGCCCGCATGATAAGCAAAATGACCAACAAAGAAGCCGACAAGAAATAAGTCGGGAATATCAAAAGGAATTTTTCAAAAGACGATTTAAACTTTCAACTTTAAAAGGGGGCTTAAATGCCACAGTTAGCTTATACGAACACTATGACCCAGGCGTTCGCCGGAATGAAAGCCGACGCCCGGTTCGACGAAGTAGAATCTTTTCAGGCGGTTTCCGCCCTGGGCTTTGGCCTGGGCGTCGTTCGCGGAAACGCATATCCGGAAAGTCAAGCGCGTTTACCGAATGTCAACCGCGTTGTTTTAACCGATAACGCCGGAACTTTTACAGCCGGGGCAATTGCCGCGACCGTGAACGGCGTTGTAGTTTCGACAGCCTGGGGAACGGACAAAGATACCACAATGACAGCGTTCGCCGCCGCGCTTGCCGCGAATGTTTCAATTGATACCGCCGTTTATTCGTCCGGTTCGCATACAATCACAATTACCGCAAACAGCGACATTGAACTGACAATAACAACCGATGTAACGGGCGTTACTGGAACCATGATTATTTCGACAAACGTCGCAACGTCGCTTGATATAGTTCGCGGAATATCACTTCAAACCCACCAGGACAACAGAACAATGCCAGTCCTGGGCGCGTCAACATTCGTCGCGACTGGCTATCTTGCAAACGACCCGGTCAATGTCCTTCGAAAAGGGATGGCATGGGTTGAAGTGGCCGACGCCGTTGTCGAAAATGCCGCCGTTTATCTTATTACAACCGGAGCAGACAAAGGCAAATTTACAGACGACACGACTTCGCCGAACATTCTTGTTCCGACGGGCGTTTTCAGAAGTGCAACTTCGGGCGCCGGGATTGCGAAAGTCGAAATCAATATTCCTTGATAAGTAAAAGGGAAAAATAAAAAGGGAAAGTTTTAAACATAAAACATTTAACAGGAGTTAAACGCAATGCCGGAAATAATCAGAGCGCAAAACCTTGACGCAAGCGAAAGCGCCTTTTTCGCCCGTCAATTGGAACACATAAAGGCGAAAACGTATGACATAGTATATCCAAACATGAAGGCGACGGAATTAATGCCGGTTTCAACCGAAGCCGGGGCCGGGGCCGCCGTGATAACTTATCAGTCATTCGACAGCGTTGGAATGATGAAAATTATCGCGAACTATGCCGATGACTTGCCACGGTCGGACATTAAGGGAAAAGAGTTTTCGACTGCCGTTCGTTCCCTGGGCGGTTCTTACGGTTACAATCTTCAAGAAATACGTTCGGCGTCAATGGCCGGACTCCCGCTTCAACAGCGTAAAGCGAACGCGGTTCGTCTTGCGAACGACCAGGCAGTCAATAAACTTGCATGGCTTGCACGTTCGAACGACGGCGTCAACGGCGGGTTGACCGGTTTGATTTTTAACCCGAACATTCCGTCCGCGACAGTCGCCGCCGGAGCCGGGCCGGTTTATCTTTGGAGCGCAAAGACAAATGAAGAAATCTATACCGACCTTGTAAACGGCGTTAAAGATATAATTTCATTGACCAAGGGCGTCGAGTTGCCCGATACTGTTTTAATGCCGATTGCACAGTATGAAATCATTTCTTCGAAACGCATGGCGTCCGGAACCGATACGACCATTCTTGAATTTTTCAAGAAAAATCACCCGTATATTAAAACGGTGACATGGGTTCCCGAACTTGCGGCGGTTTCGCCGTTGCCTTCGACCGGCGTCGGCGGCCCGACTGATTTGTTAATATTCGGCAATTTCACGGCGGACAAAATCACGCTTGAAATTCCGCAACCGTTCGAACAATTACCCGTTCAGGAACGCGGACTTGAATACGTCATTCCTTGTCATTCCCGCGTCGGCGGCGTTATTGTTTATTATCCCCTTGCTTTCTCAATATATCAGGGTATATAAGCGACGGGGTTTAAGTTAATTCACGGGCGGCGGTTCCACGCCGCCGCCCATTTTTAAAAACATTTTTGAAGGGACGGTCTAAAATGATAATTGAAAGAATCAAACCAAGCGTAACAAAAATAGCAGGAGTTTTTGTATTTCCAGGCGTCAACATTATTTCAAACGAAGATGCGCCGCGTTTTCTTGCCGACCCGTCGTTTAAAGAAAACGTCGAAGCCGGAACGATTAAAATAATTGATAAACACCACGACGCCGTTGAAACGAACCCGGACAAACCGAAGCCGACCGAATCCGCTCCCGCGACCACGCCCGCGCCCGATGCCGGACTTTTTGACCAAAACAAAATAATCAACAAAGCCGCGCAACTTGCGAAAATGACCGTCGAAGCCTGTTTCAAAGTCATTAAAAAAATGTACCTGGTTCCGGAACTGGAAGCGATTTTGAAACTTGAAAAAAGAAAAAAAGTTCAGATTGCAATACAAAAACAAATTGACATCGTTCGCGAAAAAGAACCGGACGGCGAACAATGACCGTCGCCGAAATCATTGTCGCCCGATGTTTGACCGTTGTTATTAACGCCCGCGTTAATTCTCTTATAACACTTGCAACAGAACAAACCGGTTCCGTATTTGGAACCAGGACAAACGACGCAATCGCGTTGCTTGTTTTGCATTGGTTGGCGCTGGACGCCCGGAACGGCGGCGGCGTTGGCGGGGCCGGGGGCGCGATAACAAGCGAAACAGAGGGGCAATTGTCCCGGTCTTATGGCGGCGGAATGATTAATAATAACGATAACGAACTGGCCTCAACGTCCTGGGGTCTTGAATTGTTACGTTTAAGAAATACGATGATAATGACCGCCCGCAATCGTACAATATAGGAACGCTTTAAAATGAACGATGTTATTATAAAAGATTTAGGTTGGCTTCGGATTCAAACCGAACTGAAACGCGCAAAAAATTCGTTTACGAAAGCCGGTCTACCCGAAGGCGGAAAAGTAGAACAAACCGCCCAAAGCGCGAAAGACGAAGACCGGGCCGCGTTCAAAATGTCCGACCTGGTAACCATTGCGGCGGCGAACGAATTCGGGGCGCCGCGCCGCAAGATTCCGGAGCGTTCTTTTATGCGAAGCACGTTCGACGAAACAAAAGGAACCGTCGCGGTTCTTGTAGAAAAAGAATACGACAAAATATTAAAAGGTTCCGCGACCGTTCTTGTTTCCCTGGGACGCCTGGGCGCGTACATGAAAGGCGCGATTCAAAAGAAAATAGTTGCCGGGCCGTTTGTGCCGAACGCGCTTTCCACAATTGCAAAAAAACATGGTTCAACGCGCCCGCTTATTGATACGGGACAGCTTAGACAATCAATTCAACATTTGGAAGTAATAAACGCATGATTCCAAGACATACATTTAACGTAAAAAGATATTTACCGGGAACATATAATAAAGGCCGGTATGTCGAAGGTTCCGAAGCTTTATTTTCAATTTCCGCAAGCAAACAACCGCCGACTGGAAAAGAAATGTTATTAATGCCCGAAGGTCGGCGCGAATCAGAAACATATATTCTTTATACCGACGTTAAATTAAATCCGGCCATTCAAGGCGGAGCGAACGCCGACCGCGTTGTTATCGACGGCGAAGATTTTGAGGTCTTAAAATGTGAAACATGGCAAAACGATATAATTAATCATTATCGGGCGACTGTTCAAAGACGGATTCCCGGTTAAGGAATTTATAAAATGAGGAAATGGAAAACATGGCGGACGATTTTATCGAAAAACTTTGCATTGAAAAACATAAAACTATAAACGAGAAAATGGAAAAAATGTCACTTAATATTGACAAAGTCGCGGAAATGACCCGCGTTTCTGTTTCCGGTCTTCATAAGAAAATAAACGGTTTTTATGTTGTAGCAATTGCGACGCTTGCCGCGACGCTTTTTGACATTATAAAATATATGGTATTAAAATGATAAGTTTCGAAACGATAAAAGACGGGCTTTATAATTGGGCCATTGCGAACACGTCCCAGGTTTCGCCGTCCGGGTCTTATAAAACGACCGCCGTATTCATAACCGCAAGCGTTAATAATTTCGCTTACACGGTTACAATAAACGGGACGGCGTTCGTTTATACGTCCGGGACTGGTCAAACCGTCGCGGCCATTGCCGCCGGCCTTGTCGCCGTTGTAAACGCCGGGACCGTTCCAGTCCTGGCAATATTCGAAATCGATGGGCGGTTCTATTTGAATTCAGAAAACGGCGTCGCGTTCACCTTGACCGCGTCCGCAAATATTAAAGTCCCGGTCTTTGCCGTTTATTTCGGCGAGCAAAACAATCCGCAAGCTAATAATTTTATAACTATGAAAATAACCGGTCTTACACGAACCGGGATAGATTACCAAGGGCGACCGGCGACGACTGGCGCGAATTCAGTCACCGGGAATCGCGACTTCATGGTTTATATTTACGCGCAAGGCACAAACGCGCTTTTAGAAATGGAAAATTTAAGATCTTCGCTTTACCTGGACGCGACGCTTGAAGGGTTCCGCGTTTCAGATTTTTGTTTTGTTGACGAAACCGCGATTCAAAATCTTTCAGTCCTGGAAGAAACCACGTTTCAAGAATCGGTTTCTTTCGATGTTCAATTCAGAATGGCACAAATTCAAACCGCGAACGTCGGGAAAATTGAACACCTTGAAGCACAGGGAAAATATTATAAAGATAACGTTTTGAAATTAACTGAAAATATAACAATTTAAAAAGGGGGCTTTTATGCCATTATCGGACATTGTCAATGTTTCAATTACCAGGCAGACCGCCGCCGTAAGTCAAGCCGGATTCGGAACCGCCTTGATAATCGGCGTTCACAAACGTTTTACCGAACGGATTAAATTTTATTCGACGCTTACAGCCGTCGCCGCTGATTTTGACGCGACAGACCTTGAATATTTGGCCGCATCAAAACTTTTCGGGCAAGACCCGACTCCCATCCAGATTGCAATTGGACGCGCAAAAGCCAACGACCCGGTCACGGTTACAATTGCTTCAAGCGCAAACGCTTTTGATTACGTTGTTACAATAAACGGCGTTGCTTTTACATACACAAGCGGAACCAGCGAAACTGTCGCGCAGATTGCGACCGGCGTCGTCGCCGCGATAAATGCAGGGTCGGAACCCGTAACCGCGACCGATGGAACCGGCGGAAATTTCACATTAAGCGCCGACGTTGCAAATACCGCCTATAAACTGACAGCCGGAACAAGAATCACAATTGCGGCGTTCACAGTAACCGAAACACCGGCCCAAACAATGGACGCAATTATCGAAGCGTCCGACGATTTTTACGGCGTTATATACACGAACCACACGAAAGCCCAGGTTCTTTTAATGGCCGCGAAAATCGAAACATTGAAAAAGATTTATTTAACTTCGTCAAACGAAGGAATAATTATTTCAACGACCGCCGCCGCCGATACGACAAGCGTCGCCGCGCAATTGAAAGCCGCCGCGTATGCAAGGACTGGATGTATTTATTCCGCCGTTGCCGATTCGATGTTTCCCGAAGCCGCCGCGTTCGGAAAGATTCTTGTTCTTGACCCAGGTTCTTATACTCTTATGTTCAAGACGCTTGCAGGCGTTACGGTGGACGTATTGACCGACACTTCAAGCAAGAACGCTCTTGATAAAAATTGCATGACTTATCAAGAAATAGGCGGGGTAAATATTATCCACGAAGGCAAAGTCGCGGCGGGCGAATACGTTGATATTATTGTTTTTGTGGACTGGCTTCAAAGCAGAATGACAAGCCGCGTTTATTCAAAGTTCGTAAACCTGCCGAAGATTCCTTTTACCGACGCCGGAATTTCCGTCGTCGTCGCCGAAGTCAAGGCACAATTACAAGAGGGAATTAATCGCGGCGGTCTTGTTGACGACCCGGCGCCGACCGTAACCGCGCCACTTGCGAAAGATGTTTCGACGATAAACAAAGCCGCCCGGTTATTGCCGGACGTCAAATTCGTCGCGACGCTTTCCGGAGCGATTCACGCGGTCACAATACAAGGCGTTGTCACTCTGTAACAAAAAAGAAAATATACTTTAACTTCAAAAAGGGGTTTTAAATTATGTCAGTCAGAACATACGACCCGAAAGCGGTTTCCGTTGTGGTCGGCGGCGTTCCGATTCACGGATTCGCAGACGGAACTTTTATTCACTTGGAACGGTCAACGGACGCTTTTTCGAAAGTTGTCGGAACCGACGGAATCGTTTCACGCGCGAAGTCGAACGACCAGTCCGGACAGTTGACTATAACGCTTGCTCAAACTTCGCCTTCGAACGACGCGCTTTATGCTTTCGCGATACTTGACCAGGCGACCGCGACCGGAATTGTCCCGATATTTATAAAAGACAATTCGGGCCGCTCGACTCACTTTTCGGCGCTTGCATGGGTTCGTAAAATGCCGCCTTTGGATTACGCGAAAGAAATCAGCAATCGGGAATGGATTTTCGACCTTGCAGATTACGACGAATTTCCAGGCGGGAACGCGGACTTCGAACCCGCGACATAATAACCATTTTTAAGGGGGACGGTACAAAATGGATTCAAAGTCAATTCTTGAAACCAAGTCGAAAAATATCGACGGTTTCGAAGTTTCGGTCACGGTTTTTCCAGGGCTTCACGGTCTTAAAATCAAAGGTAAATTACTTCGATTTTTAGGCCCGGCACTGGGAAAAGCGGTTTCAGCAATCAAACAAAACAAAAGCGGTTTGTCTAATGTCCTGGATTCGGAAATCGACTTCGGGGCAATTGGCGAAGCCGTCGCCGCGCTTGTAGAGAATATCGACGATAACATTATCAATTTATTTCTTGAACTTTTGTCAAACACTTCCATTGATAACCAGGACGTTAAAAAAGAAGTTATCGACGTAAAGTTCGCGGCGAAATACTTTTCACTTTACAAGATTTTATTATACGTTATTGAAGTAAACTGTTTTTTCGGTCAAAGGAATATTGGCGAACTATTCGCGCAAGCGCCGAACAAGATTCCGAAGACCCGGCAATCGGCCAAAGATTAGACAGCGAACTTCGGGACGAATGGGCCGCCTGGCGCCTGGTTCTTGAAGGCGTCGCGACCTGGGGGGAACTAAAAACGTCCTGGTCTTATGATGACATTGCAAGGGGAAACGCGGTTCTTGATATGAAAGCATATATCGACAAAAAGGAAATGGATAAAACGAAAATGAAAGCATAGGGCAATAATTGCCGGTTCGACCCGGGGCGACGCATTACAAGCGTTTAAAAGCCGTCCAGTCCCGGACGACATAAGGTTTGAACCGACCGGCGAACCGGGCAGGACGGCCGCCCGCCGTTGTTTGTGCTTCAAAATACGGGGTTTATCTTGATAGTTCGGGAGTTAATCAATAAAATAGGCTTTCAACTTGACGAAGCAGGGCTTCGCCGGGTCGAACAGCGCGTCCAGGGCGTCGCCGGTCGAATGGGTTCTTTGGGTAAAAAACTGACTTTGGGCGTTACCTTGCCGATTGCCGGAATGTTAGGCGGATTCGTTAAAATGGCCGCCGATGCCGAAGAAAAGAAAGAAAAGTTTAACCGCGTCTTTGAAGGTTTGGGAACCGGAGCCGAAGCCGTCGCGCAACAAGTCGCCGATTCGTTCAATATGACCGGCGGGGCCGCCCGTCTTGCTTTGGCGACGACCGGGAACTTGCTTCAAAGTTTCGGATTCGGAAAACAGGCGTCGCTTGATTTTTCGGCAAAGGTTCAAGGTTTGGCGGCGGATATTGCGGCGTTTAACCAGGTCGAAGGTGGAACGTCCGAAGTCGCCCAAACTTTAACGCTTGCGTTGACAGGTCAAACCCGATCGTTGAAACAATACGGAATTGCAATTGAAGAAACTGAAATTAAAAGCCAAATATTGGAAGATAGACAAAACGGAATTGTTTTTTCGACAAAGCGACAGGCAGAAGCCCACGCGGTTCTTGAACTTGTCACGAAGCGAAGCGGAAATGCCTTCGGCCATTTTGCCAGGCAATCCGGCGACTTCGACCAACAGTTGAAGCGTGTTAAAAATCGCTTGACCGACGTTTCGGTTTCGTTCGGTTCCATATTATTACCCGCCGTAAATAAAGCGTTAAACGCAATCGCAAAATTCCTTGAACGATTCCGGAACCTGGACGCGGGAACCCGAAAGATAATTCTTGTCTTTCTTGGATTCGCAGCCGCAATGGGGCCGGTCTTATATTTTTCAAGTAAATTAATAACAATGTTAGCAATGATTAGAACCGCGTTTTCCGGGGCCGTAATCGCGGGCGCGTTATTTTCCGGGACTGTTTGGTTAATACCGGCGGCCATAATTGCGTTGATTGCCGCAATGGTTTTGCTTGTCCAAGATTTTGAAGTTTGGAAGACAGGCGGGGACTCTTTGTTCGGGCGAATGTTTGGCGGATTTGATAAGTTTATAATAGTTTTTAAAAATAAATGGAAGGAAATAAAAGAAGGTATTAGAGATACTATCGAAGGAATAAAATTAATATTAACAGGATTAATTGATTTTATAACAGGTACTTTCACATTAAACTTAACCAAAGCACTTGAAGGCATTAAAGAAATTTTCAGAGGACTTAAAAAACCGTTTAGCGGTAAGGAAGGAAAGCCCGGCGGATATGAAATTACAAAAGAAATGAAAGACGCGCTTAATCCAGAAAAAGAAGCTACGGTTTCATTTCTTGGTTTTGATTTATTTAAATTTGCAGGCCAACAAAAAAATGAAGAAAAGTCAATCAATGCAAGCGAATCAATAGCAAATATATTTAAAAATATTATATCATTATTTCAAGTTGGTCAAGTAAACGCCGGGACGTTCGCGACTCCCGCCATTGCCGGGGTTCCGTCTTCGACTTCGAAGTCGTTTAATAATAATGTGAACGTGACAAGTAATATCACTCTTGCATTACCGGGCGGCGTTTCATCAATGCAAACAAAAGAGGGCGAAGCTTTTATTCGGAATATTGTTTCCGAAGAAAATCAAAAATCTTTTCGTAAGGTTTTCAATGAGAACGCCGGGGGCGAATAATGGCGCTTATGTCTTTAATCCTGGGGCGCAAGAAGCCGCCCAAAATTGACACAATAACACTTGACGCCGCCGTTTCGGAAAGTCACGAATTTAACAACCAGGTGACACAATTTCCAATTGAAAACGGTTCGGTAATTTCCGACCACGTTATAAGACAACCGCACGTTTTAACAATTGAAGGGTTTGTCACGAATTCGCCGGTTTCATTATTGGGCGGCGCGTTAAGTTCGATAAGCGGGGCGGTCGGAACTGGAACCCGGACGGAAAGCGCCTTCGACAAATTGATTCAATTGCAGAATGGAAAATATAATCCGGTCACTAAATTATTTGACCGAAAGACTTTCGACGTTGTAACCGGTCTTACTGTTTATACTGATATGGTTATGGTTTCAATTACGTTTCCCAGGAACGGACAAACCGGCGAAGCGCTTAATTTTTCCGCAAAACTACAAAGCATACAAGTTGCGAAATCCGAAGTTTCAAAAGTTCAGAACGTAAAGTCCGGCGTCGCGAACCAGGCCCAGGCGACGGCGGCGACCGGTTCACAAACGGCGGCGGCGGCGACAGGAATTGAAAAATCATGGCTTGCGGCGGCCTATGATGAAGCCAAAGCAACATATAAGATTATTGTTAATAAATAAAAAGGTTTAAAATGGTAATTATAAAATTTTATAATTTAGCGTCGTTCACTCAAACGACTATTATTGATAATATCGTTTATGAATTGCGTTTCGACTGGAACGACCGGGGGCAATATTGGACGATTTCAATAAAAGACGCGGACGGCGTCGCCCTGGTTTCCGGCGTTAAAGTTGTTTTAGGTTATCCGCTTGTAACTGATATTATTAAGCCCGGATTACCGCCCGGCGTTTTAATCGTCGGCGAAGGTTCCGGGGCAATGGTTCGACTTTCACAGAATGATTTTATTGAAGATAAGGCGTTTATTGGTTACATAACCGAAGACGAAATAGCGACGCTTGAAGCCGGGGGCGTTGTATGAGTTTATATAATCGCGCCGTTTCTGTTGTTATCGGCGAACCTGGTTCACTTACTGGAATATTAATAAAAGATTTAAAGGTCACGTTTAAAATAAAGAAGACCGAAAAGTCGGAATCGAACACGGCGGAAATTGACGTTTATAATTTGTCCGAAGTCACCCGAAACAAAATTAAAAAACTTCGCGACATTATGATATTATCAGTTGGTTATTTAAGCGAATCGGACGTCTTAACCGATATATATTCCGGCGACATAACAAACATAAATCACATAAAGAACGGCCCGGACTGGATTACCAAACTTGAAGGCAACGACGGCGAAAAAGAATTGACGACAAAGAAAATCCGTTTCAATTTTGCCGAAGGAACCGGAGCGAAGCATATTTTAAGCGAAGTCATTTCCGCGCTTGAATTGCCGAAAGATTTTGTTGATACTGTAAACATTACCGACGCGGAATTCGGGGCCGGGTTCACGTTTAACGGTTTGGTCAAAGACGCTTTTAATAAACTTGCAGAAAAATTAAATTTCAAATGGTCGGTTCAAGACAGGAAATTGCAAATTCTTACAATGTCCGGGACAAATAATAAACCGAAAATATTTCTTTCACCTTCGACCGGTCTTATTGGAAGCCCGGAGCATTTGACCGATTTGAGTTCAGGGCAAGACGCAAGCGGCGCGACCGACAAGCGCCCAGGATGGCGGGTCAATTCGTTGCTTTACGCGGGCGCGACCATAGGCGGGAAAATAGAAATCGAAAGCCACGAAATTAAAAAAGGCTCAAATTTCAGAATCGTAAATATAGAACACAACGGCGACACACACGGGAACGACTGGAATACTTCGCTTGACGTTGAGGAAATTTAGAAAAATGAATCAAACGAACCCGAAGACTTTGAACCAGGCAATCGAAACCGCCGTCAAGTTTCAGCTTGGTTTAATTAATACTTGTTTACCTGGGCGCGTTGAAACATACGACTATAAAACGCAAAAAGCCACGGTCACGCCGCTTATTAAAAAGAAATATAAAGACGGAACCGTTTCACCTATGCCGATAATATCCGCCGTCCCGGTTATTTTTCCCAGGACAAAAACGTCAATGATTCATTTCCCGCTTGTCCAGGGCGACGGCGTTCTTTTGGTCTTTTCGCAACGGTCACTTGAAACCTGGCTTTTCAAGGGCGGGGAATCGGAACCAGGCGACCCGCGCAAGTTCGATTTGACGGACGCAATCGCAATACCTGGGCTTTGGGATTTTACCGCCGCGACACTTGCGGAAAATAACGACGATTTTATTATCGTTCATAATAGCGAAAAGATTATTATTAAGAAAGACGGGAATATTGAAATCGGCGCGAACAGTTTAAAAAAATTAGTGAATGAAGAATTTAAAACGCTTTTTAATAATCATGTTCATAATTGTATAGGCCCTGTCAGCGCCGTAACAACATCGACACCCGCTTCTTTGACTGGTTTATTGCCGCCGCCCGTGCCTGTTCCAGGACTGCCATTTAACGGAACTGAATTAAACGATTCACAATTGACAGTAAAAACAAAGGCCGAATAATGAATATTATAAAAGACCTTTTACTTGACGAAGAAACACACGATTTAAAAATTGAAAATTACGATTTGAAAATTGTCGAAGGTCAAGAAGCTATTTCGCAAAACGCAAGTATTCGAAACTTATTTTTTCGCGGTGAATATTTCCTTGACACGTTGACCGGTCTTCCATTGTATGAGGATATTCTTGTAAAAAATCCGAACCTTGGACGAATAGACGCCATAATGAAAGCATATATATTAGATACTCCAGGCGTTAAAAGTTTATTGGCCTATGAAAGTTCTTTCAATCCACAAACGCGACGCTTGACGGTAACATTCACAGCCGACACGGATTTCGGGTCGGTTACAAAAACAGAGGTTTTATAATATGTCAGGATTAACGCAAAACGGTTTTGAAATTAAACGTTTACCAGAAATTATTTCAGATATTGAAACCGATTTAAAAACAACATTTCCAGAAATAAACACGGCGCCGGATTCCGTCTTCGGTCAAATAATTGGGATTGTATCAAAGACAATTTCCGACATTTGGGAAGTTATGGAAGCGGTTTATCTTTCAGAATATCCGGCGTCCGCCGAAGGATTTTCGCTTGATAACGTCGCGCAATATACCGGGGTCATTCGATTAGGCGCGACAAAAACAGAGGTCACGGCAATTTTAAACGGGGTTGAAGGAACTGTCGTTCCAAAAGGAACCCAAACCAGTCTTTCAATTGTGAACGAAATCTTTGAACAAAAAGAAGACGAAACAATTACGAAATACAAAGTTTTAAAATGTATAATAGATATATCGACGCTTGTACCAGGGTACACATATAAAGTTCAGATTGACGGAACCGATTTTGAAGTCTTGTCCGATTCCAGTCCGACAAAAGATGAAATCGTTCAGGCGTTTGTAACTGTTATTAATTCCGGGCCGCCGACACAAGACAAAGTAACCGCGACCGATAATCTTGATGGAACTTTTACTGTTTTAGTTGACGATTTACAAACGCCTTTTTCAGTTGTGACTTTTACAAATTTAACATTGCTTGAAATATGGACGCCGACAAGTTACGAAGCGTTAAACACAGGCCCAATAGTTGCGGTCGCGGGCGCGTTGACTAAGATTGAAACGCCTGTTTCTGGTCTTGTCGCGGTCAATAATTTACAAGACGGAGCAACGGGGCGAAATATTGAAACCGATGACGAACTTCGGATTCGACGCCGGGCAAGTTTGCGCGTCCTGGGCGCCGCGTCCTTTGAAGCTATCCGTGCGCGTATATTACAAGAAGTCGAATCCGTCCTGGCCGTTTTAATAATAGAAAATAGAACGCTTATCACGGACGGCGACGGACGTCCCGGAAAGTCTTTCGAAACAATCGTTGTCGGTGGAACGGACGCGGATATTGCAGAAAAACTTTGGCAGTTAAAGCCCGCCGGTATAGAAACATGGAGCGATCCGGGCACAGGCGAACATATTCAAATAACCGATTCCCAGGGAAACCTTCAAACGATAAATTTTTCAAGACCGACAGAGAGATTCGGCTGGGTCGATGTTGTTATTACATTGAATCCAGAAGAAACATTTCCGACAAACGGAATTGATTTAATTCGCGCGAATATTTTGGCTTATGGAAATACTTTTGAAATCGGTCAAAACATGATTATTCAAAAGTTTTATAATCCTGTTTATTCTGTTTCTGGAATCGCGACCGCCGTAATAAAAATATCAAAAACAAACACGGCGGGCGGCCCGCCTTCATGGTCAACGTCAAATATTGCCGTCGCCGCGTCGGAAATTTGCTTATTCGATAGTTCAAGAATAACGGCCGCAATCGTTTAAAAGGTAAATATGGCAAGTAGATATTATGTAGATACAGCGCAAACGCATAGTTATAATAGTACAGCGTCTTGGTCAACGTCTTCGGGCGGTTCCGGAGGCGCGTCGGTTCCGGGTTCAAGTGATATTGCAATCTTTGACGGTGCCGGTACTTACGGGAATAATCCTTGTACTTTAGACACGACAATAAACGTCGCGGGTTTTTCCGTTACTTCTGGTTATACAAATACAATAACGCAATCTTCAACGAATACGGTCACGGTCGGAACTTCAAATATGAGTTTCGCGCCTGGAACCGGCGGAACGTTTACCGGTGGAAGCGGAACGATAACTTTTAACGGGGCCGCGACATTTTCTTCGGGAACATTTACGGGCGGTTCCGGAATAATGAAATTTGTTAGAAATGTTACATGGTCAGGAACGACCTGGACGGCGACCAGTAACACAACAAAATTTTTAGCTACGGCGGCGCGAACGATAACCGGCGGCGGTGTTACTTTGGGAACGACTGAAATTTCCTGCACCGGTGGAAGCCCGACACTTAACGCCTGGACATTGACCGGAACGTTAAACGTTGGGGCGTTGACGTTGTCGGCCGGGAATTTAAACGCCGGGACTTCTGGAAATCTTATCGTAACCGGGAATATTACAGTCGCGGCGGTCTTCGGTCAATATAATTCCGCCCATAATGCTTTAATAACGATAAGCGGCGGAAATAACCAAAGCATAACCGTAACTTCGGGCGGAATCTTGCCGACAGTAACCATAAATAAATCAGGAAACACCTTGACGTTCGCTTCAAACGTTAAAACTTATAAAGAATTTACTTATACCGCCGGAACGATTTCTGACGGCGGTTATACTTTAACGATAGGTTCGGATGGGAATAATCACGGAAA